TGCTGAACTTGGTGTTCTTGTTAATCTTGTATTAGCCATTAGTTAAATTGTCCTCCACCTGTTGCACCGAAGCTAGATTGTAAACTAAACGATCTGTCCGCAGTTTGACCCTCTTGGTCTGTTATTCGTATTGTAAAATTGTAAAGTTGTGGGGTAGTTGATGAACCGCCAAAATCTGATGTTGTAATAACTCCTGTTGAGCTATTTAGAGTACAGTTTGCCTGTGATGCGTTTGTTAAAACATTTGTTGTTTCAGAAAAAGTGATAGCACTATCTGATGATCCTGCAATCGTTGCAACTGTGCCTGAAAAATTTCCTGCAATTGTTCCTAGTGATCCTGCGTTTGTAGAAAAACTTGGAGCTGTAGATGCAGTAATAATATTATTTGTAGATCTTCCAGCTAAACCATTAGGATTCTCAACTCTTACATAATAGTTACCAGCTGCTAAAGTTACATTGACAGAAAGCGTTGTAGCATTTGTAAATGATATTGTGTTGGCAACTGTGATAGCTCCTGTTGATCCGTTCACAAAATCAACTTGTGGTATTGAAACAAAATTTGTTCCTGTAATGCTTATAGTGGTTGCTGTTGCAGGTGCAATTGTTTGAGATACATTTGATACTGTTGGTTTAGTTTCTGAAACATCTGCAAAACTTAAAACACCAGAACCATTTGTAATCAAAGATTGTCCATTCGTACCTGTGTTAGTAGGTAAAGTAAATGAAATGTTTCCTGCATAACTTGCATGAGCTGGTGATTTTAATTCTACATAATGTGAATTTTGAGAACAATTTAATCTAATAGCTCCATCTGTAGATGAGCCATCACCTTTTACAACTACAGCTCCATCTAAAGTTGATCCACTTCCAGATACAATGTTTCCAAGAGTCCTTGATTTAGACATTATTTGATTATCCTTTTTTTTTAAAAAATTTGTAAAGGCTAGATATTTAAACCTAGCCTATAAATTACAATATTATTTGATCAGCTTCAGCTTCAGTCAATGGCTCTCCTGCTATTAACTTTGCTTTAGCACTAGCTTTTAAATCTTTTTGCTCTTGTTCTTGTCTATCAGCTTCAAGTGAACTTGCATCAGCTTGTTCATTTTCAGCATTTAAAGCATCAATTTCAGCTTGTGTTACTTCTTGTTCAATAATACCATTTGGTGTTATTTTTTTATGATGTGCCATATTTTACTCCTTATTTTTTAAATCCATACAAAGTCATTCGACCAGAGGTAATTGTTCCTGAACCAGGATATAGTTTCCAACCAGTAATAGCTGTTGTAGTAATTATTGAAAAATGGCTATCTTCATGAGTTCCTGCAAATCTACTTCCACCATTTGCTGGATCTCCACCTCTATGCGATATATTGTAAGACCCATGAATATTATTAGTATGACCTGCACTAGGAAGTTCTATTGTGCCATTCATATTGTGACCAGTTTGTGAAGATTTGTATTGATACTGACTTCGACTTGATTTTTCCGTCCTACCAATCTCAAGAAGATTATCAAATCCACTTGTATATCCAAATACAGGTGCATTTTCTCTCCTTACATGATAATATCCTGCTCCATCGTAGTAATCAGTGAATACATGTTTAACACCTCCATAAACATTTGATGAAATTTCACCAGAACTATCTAATGCTCTCATACGAACATACGTATTTGTGCTAAAAACTATGTTTTGAAGAACAATTTTATAATGTCCATAAATTGCATCATTAAAAAATCCATCTATTGATAATGATGCACTTGAACTTGCATCAACTGAAGCAAGGACATCTACGTTTCCTGACCCTGCAACACCAGATGCTAGTTTAGTCCAATAAGTAGTATTGACAACACCAGTTGTCTGAGGTGCTTGGTTTGTTGAACCTTGCACAGCAACAAATGTGTGTGTTCCATCTGAGTCGTATTGAACAATATCGTTTTTATTGTAAGCAGTTGAGCTTGACCAAGTTCCTTGATTAGTGCTGCCGATTGATGATCCTTTTGCAAAAATGTTCCAATTACTTGTGTTAATTGTACCATTAGTTGCAGGTGCTTGATTAGTTGAGTTTGCTACGGCAACATAAGATGATGTTTCACCATTATCAGTGTATTGAACCACATCTTTTGCAATATAAGCAGTAGAACTAGACCAAGTACCCTTTTGCGTAAAAGCAATTTTTCCTATGTCTATTGTAGCCATAATTTATTTTCTCCTTTTTTTTTATATAGTTGCGATTAAGTTACCATTACTATTTAATGACCAACTAAATCCTGTTGATGCGTAAATGACATCATCAAATGACGCATAGGTAGCTGCATCAATATCATCTGCACCACCATTTGTTGTTGTTACTTGTAGTGTGTCTAACACACCATCACCATCTGTATCTGTTAATACAAATCCATAAATTTCTGCTGAAGAAGCATTTGAATATTCAAGTGCATTACCACTTGAGTTCACAACCAAAGCTTGTCCTGGTGAGCCTAATGAGCTAAGTCCTGTACCACCACCAGATGTTGCAAGAATTCCACCAAATCCAGGTATCGTTGCATATTCTAATCCATTAGACGAACTATTCACTTTAAGAACTTGATTTGCACTTCCTAAAGTTGAAAGTCCTGTACCACCTCTTACAACTGGTAAAGTACCACTTGTTATTGCTGTTGCAGGTATTGATGAAACTGAAAAAGTTCCTGTTCCCACAATATCAATAATGTCACCAGCTTGAGCTGCTACAGTCAAAACCACAGAATTACCTGTGCTTACATTTACATCAGTTCCGTTTACAAGCTTAGAACCATTCAAAAATACATCGGCAAAATTTGCATCATATAAAAGACTCTGTCCGTTATCATCGTTGCCACTAAAAGTGGTTTGTCCACCAGATGCAGTATATTTAAACCTGGCTTGAGTGCCATTAACGCTGCTCCCTGCATTTTGAAAAATTCCAGAACTAGCATTGAAAACCAGTAGGGTATTCGTACTAGTGTTGAAAAAAAGATCTCCAGCATTATTACTAGATGTTGGATTTGATGATCCTATTCTATAAACCTCTGCAAAATTATTTATTGAGCTTAAATTATTAACAGCAGTGGTTACATTTGCAGAGTTTGATGCAAGAGAATTTAAACCACTTATTCCTGCAAGTGTATTCATATCAGATACAGTCTGAGCAGTACCCAAAGTGTTCATATCTGAAACTGCATCTGCTGTTCCTAATAATCCTATTTGAGTTGCTTTAGCTGCAACAGTTGTAACTTCTGTTGCTTTTGGAACTAATCTATGAAAATTGTAAGTGTGTAATGTAGTTGTAGACTCAACTAAAATACCAAATCCTGCTGGTAATGATGCGTTTGCACCACAATTATTTAATGTTACAGTTGAATTACCAACTGTGCCATTAGAAATTGTTACAACACCAGAGCTGTTTGCTGTATGAGAACTTGCAAGTGCTTGAACACTGACAATAGTTCCAACACCATTATTTACATCTGGGTTTGTGTTAGGAAAACTTGTTTCATTAGCTATTGGTACAAAGCCACCAACGTCATCTACAAGATCAACTACTCTAGCATCTATAGCTCCTGTTGTTGCAATAAAATTATCATTGCTTGTCCAGGATTGACCAGAGTTAATTAATTCAGATGTGTCTTTATTTAGAAATCTAGTGTCAGCAGCAGAGGTTGTATAAAAAGTATTATCATCTGGTGTATGGCCAGATTGTTCTGAGTTAGTTACAATCGTTGCATCTGCAATCTTAGCAAGAGTTACTTGGTTATCTCCTATGTGAGCTGTGTCTATTGATCCATCAACTAGATGTTCTGAGTCAATACTATCATCTGCAATTTTATCACCATTAACAGCATCAGCTCCAATTTTTGTATTGGTAACTGCACCTGCATTTATTTTTGCTTCAGTAACTGCATTTGCATTTATTTGTGCTGCTTGAACTGCATTGTCTGCGATTTTTGCATTAGTGACAGAATCATCAGCAAACTTAGCAGCTGTTACTGCATTTGATTTTAAATTATCTGCACCGATAACATTTGTTGGTATTGAGTTACCAGTTTGAGTTAAAATAGCTAAATAAATAACTAAGGTTTCGCTTTGTAATGTGCCACTATCTAAAGTTACGTTTACTGTAGTGTTTGTTGAAAAAGATGAACTTGAAATAGTTCCAAAGACAGTTCCTGTGCTTGATCCTACAATTTTTACTCTCCGACCAGTGTGATAAAATGCAGTTACATCTACACCATTAATTGTAAATGAACTTGCACTTGCATAAGCACTAACAAAAGCTCCATCTCCATCACCATAAATAACCCACTGAGCATCGTTGTACCATTCTCTTGTGTTTTTCATTAATGCTCTAATCGCATTATTCAAATCACTAGGTAACATTCCCTCTGCTGTATTTATACCATTTAAAGATGTGTTATTAGCTTGGGTTGTTGAATAATCTTTTATACCTGCCATCTATTCTCCTAATTCATAAACCAACTGAAAGCCTTATCGTTTTCAGTATTATTTTTATTTATTAATGTGTTTACTGCTTCCTCTACTTGTCTTTGAAATAATTCTTGAGCTTCAAATGAATAACGAACATTATCTATATCTATTTTATCACTCATTATCTTGTGCCTCCTGGTGAAGCAGTTAAATCTATTCCTTGTGCGTTTGTCCAAACACTTTCGGCAGGAATTTTTACATTAGCTCTAAAGTATCTGCCTGATTGTCTTACTGGTGCAATTCCTGTACTGTTAATTGTACTTGGATTAGATAAAGTTACTGTATCTGCAAGTTTATCTCTTGTTTTAATTACAACATTTGATGTTGCATCTACAATTGGTCTTACACTTGTAATGTTTGCTCTTGATCCAGGAAATAATTCTGTTTCTTTTGTTTCAAGTTCAGCTTCTAAATTTTTTCCAGAAAATATAGCAGCTTTAAAATTTTCATTAATAGCACCTAAATATAATTGGCCTTGAGTCCAATAAGGTGTGTCTAATGATATATTAATATCATCAAGGTTTTCAGATATTAAATCCATCAATTCAACAGTATTAATAGTAACGAATTGTTCAAAAATTTGTGATGCTAATACATTAGCAATTGACCATTTTTGAGTTACATAATTATAAATTAATAATCTATCGCAAATACCTGTAGTGTTACCTGGATTGTTTTTACTTGGATATAACCAAATAGCCAAAGTATTAAAAGGATCTACAGCAGCAGCAATTCTATCACTAAATGCTTTGTTTAAATCACTATCAAAAAATCTATTAACTTTTTCAGATCCTATAGGTAATATCTGATCACCATTAATTTGAAAAAATCCATCGTCTGCATAAAAGAATATCTGTCTATTATCTTGACAAACTGTTTGTCCATACACAGCTCCTCTATTCGGTGATATAACACTGAATCGGAATACGACATTGCCACCGACAAAATCCATACGAACTATTTGATTTTGCCTAAATACATAACCAACTTCACCTGACGTTATGGCCACAACCTGTCCACCTGATCCAGGCATATCTTGTATGTCACTTGATTTAATTCCTGCTTCCCAAGTTGAAATATCATTTAAACCTGACCAAGCAACTCTGTTTTGTGCATTACTAATGTTACCTGTAACTAAAAAATCTCTTATGACACCACTGGTTCTAAATAATGGTACAGTTCCACTTGTTGCTATACTTTGAAGTGTAGCAAAATTTGTAGAAGTACCCATTAAATAATACATAGGTGCATCTACACCATTACTTGCAATTACATGATTACCAAACTGAGTAAATGTAAAAAAATCTGTATCACCACCAGTCAATCCACTCTTTCTTGATGTAAAAGTACCTGCTGAAAGTTGGAATATATCTGTTTTAGTTGCAACAAATGTAAAAACAGTATTCGTATTATTTCTAAAACTTCCTGCACCTTTTGCATTTTTAAGAATATTGTTTGAGCTATAAGCAACCAAACCTTTAACTGGTTTGTAACTTGTTTGTGCATGATACACATTCGTTGCTACTGTTGCACCTGGATTTAAGTGTTCAGGTTGATCTGGAAGCCATTCTCCAAAAGGTAATTGCATAATTAAGCCGAATTAGTTGTTGATGTAAAACCATTTTTAAATGGTGATGCTATTGTATCTTCACTTCTTATTTGTAAAGGAGATCCACTAAATTGATCTTCTCTATCATTTAATTCTAATCTTTCTAAAGCTGTAGCATACATTTGTTGCCATGTTTGTATCTGTTGTGGATTGTAACCACCTAAAAAATTAGCAGCATGAAATAAAGATCCATACAAATAAATTGCAGGATGATCTGTTAAAATAAAATTAGTTGTATTACTATTTGATAAAGCATCAAATTTTTTATAAAAATTTAATTTACCAGTGTAAGTATTATCTGGTTTTGGCATAAATCTAAAATTATCTCCAAGAATTGTATAAGCTTGAGGAATTCCTGTAGTTGATGTTCCTTTGACTTGATCCATTTGTGGTGGAGTCATATATCTTAAAGGATACTTAGTATTACCACTTAATATAAAAAAATCTCTTACTTGTAAAAAACCTGTAGGCAAAGCAGCAGTTTCTGCATTAATAGTTATATCAGCAGAAGCTATCATTTTTCTTACTCTTAATTTTGAATTAAAATCAGCTTCTGTTAATACTATAAAATCATCTGCTATCTCAGATGTTAAATCTGATCTGTTTAACCAGTTAGCAATTGATGTTTTTAGTGCTGTATAATTTGTAAGTGCCATTAAAATTTACCTGGTGCAGTTCTAAAATATCTATAATCAGAACTATTTAATTTTTCTTTGAGTATTTTGGTTTGTACGTCTTTTGGTAAAGCAAACCAATTACCATTGTTTTGATCTTTGTTATATTCTTTTGCCCATATTTCTAAAATAATAACAGGTATAGAAGCAATTCTTTTTAAGCTTTTATCTGCACTATACCCATCATTTTGTGTATATAATTTTTTGTTGTGTTCTAAGATAGGCTTATGATTAATCTTTCTTTCCTGGACAACACCTTTTTCAGTGCTTGTAAAAGTTTCACTAACCAAACCATTGTTTTCAACAATTTTAGTCATCTACGACCTTGCCCTTTGTACCTAGTAAGTTTTTTATTTCGTTTTTCACTTTTGTTAAGACGTTTTTTATGTTTTCTTAATTTTTTAGGTTTTGGTCTTGGAACAAAATGTACGAATTTACGTTTAGCCACTTAACTCAGTAACATAAAGATCGCCACTGCCGATAAATGCAACTTTTTCACCTGGTCTAATTTTGATTATCTCAATATCATTAGCAGGTATATACATTGATGATGTAGTAGCAGTTGGTGATGCACCAAAAGCAACATGACCATTAGCAGAAGCTACAATTCTAACAAACTGAGTATGAGCTAATACAGCGTCAGTTGTTGCAGCACTTGATCCACTTGATGTAACCTTTTGTGTCTTAATTGGAAATAATCCATAATTATAAGCCATCTTAGTTTTCTCCTTATTATTTTCTTTTCTTTTTCATCTTAGATTTAACAATCTTAGCTTGAAGTTTTTTAGGTAAAGTTCTCTGCTTTGCAGTAAGAATTCCTTTACCTTTCATTTTGTGTTTCATTATTATTTTCTTATTTTAATTTTTTTGCCCATTTTTTTAGCAGCTTTCTTAGCTGCCATTTTACCTTTTTTTGTATAAGCAAATTTCTTTTTACCAACCATCGGCATAGTTTTTCTCCTTTAAATTTTGTTGTGTACTTGGGGGAAGTACCGACTAGGCAAGATCCCCCAAATTTTTTTATCTTCTGATGACCACTGTAAAGTGTGCAGAATGTGTTCCTGTAGATGCACCATTAGTTTCGATGGCAATAAAATCACCCTCTATAACTTCGTTAGCACCAGTAGGCTCACAAGAATCAATTGCACCAGCTCCACTTCCATTAGCAATGGTAATTGTACCACCTGTCATGTTAGTAGTGCCAACTTTTGCAGTACATACTGCATCAGCAGTTCCGATTGTTCCACCTAATACAGAAGTAATTTTAATTACTTTACCACCATCAGGCACAGCAACTCTTACAGTTCCTGCTGTTGAAACATCATCTAAGTGCATTTCTAAAAAATAATCGTTTAAAGTTCTCATGTTTATTTTCCTATTTATTTGCTTCGTTCCGTCATTGACTTCAAAGACCAAACAAAATGTTAATTGAATATAGGGGGATTGCTCCCCCTATAATTAAAATGATTATGATGTTGTTACATCAAAGATAGCACCACTTGCTTTTTCGTTTTTAGAAACAAGTGTGTACTCAGCTAATAATGCTTGTTTTGTAGCATCACCAGTTTTTGCAAGATCCATAAGTTGAAAATCTCTTAGGAAAGCTGTTGCAAACATATCTGGTTGTAAAACAAATACATCTCTAGCTCTTTGGAATCTGTTAGGTACAACAGTCATTGCACCAAAATCAGACTCATAAACATCAACAGCAGCTACTAATCTTTTGTTTTCAGCAGGATCAAATCTTGTAGATCCACCTGTAAAACCAGATAGCACTTGTTTGTTGAATGAACCAAGCATGATCATATTTGGGTCTCCGCCTTCGTCCCAACACTTTTTAATTACTGCTTTTAGTTGAGATTCTGTGAAAGCTCTTTGAGTTCCATCAGTTCTAGCTGTACCAGGAACATCACTTCCAGATACTTGACCATTTGCTCCGTCTGATGCTGCATCGTTGTTTTGTTGTATCCAACCAGTTAGTCCAGCAAGTTCTCTTGCAGTAGAGTCGTTACCGACAACAGGTGAGTTGTTAGCAGTTAATGAACTTTCCATATCTCTTTTAAGCTCTTTTGAAGCTTTTGAGATTTGGTAAGCTAATTCATTATTTCTACCAGCTTTTGAAACAGAGTCTAATGTACCAGAAACGATTACAGATTTTCTTGAAATCTGAGTTCTGTTACTTACTCTTGTTGTAGATGATGGTGCAGAGAAACCAATCTCATCACCCTCAATCTGTGCATTGTTAGCTACAGCAGACGCTAAGCTATCAGTTTGCCACTCATGCAATACAGCAGTTGCTTTTTCTTTGCCGATACCTGACATGAATGGAGTATCAGTTGGAGAGATTGAATAGATTATATCTGATAAATCTTCTCTCAAACCTTTTGCGTCATAAACGCTATATGTTCCAGTTACCTGAGCCATAATTTATCTCCTTTTGAGTTATTTATTGTTAATCATGTCTAAAAAAATACTTGCAGCATCTTTATGACTGCCAGTTTTCTTTAGTCGACTCAACTTATCCTTTCTTGCTTTCAGAGTTACATCAGATTTTGTTTGTTTGACACCAGAACTAAAAACTTTGCCAGGTTTTGTAATTTTTTTAGCAATATTTGGTTTTGCTTTTTGTAAATTACGAAATTTCATAGCATCGTTTACCAACATTACTATTCTATGATCATAAACTTGTGCAACTTCTTGATCATTAAAACCATAAAAGTTTAAAGTAGATTTCATAGAAGATTTTAGCTTACTAGCTTTATCTGGATCTTTAAATTCTGGCATTTTTGTTACCAATTTAATTTGTTGATCTTTTAAAAAGCTATCAAACTGTCTTTTTTGCTCAGATTGGTTTTTAGCTACAGCAGAATTTATTTTTTCTTGCTTTTTTCGTAACCTATGTTCAATCCTTGCAGCTTCTGTTGGATCTTCCTCATACAACTTCTCTAAATCAGCAGAATTAATATCTGCATTGAGCTGTTGTTGTGCCAAAGACAACATCTGACTGGCTTCATTAAGCTTTGCAGAATAGTCTTGTCGTTGCTTTTCAGACTCTGACATAAATTGTTTCTTTTCATAAGACAATTCCTCTGTCTTTCGTCTGTAATCTGCATCTCTTGAGTAACCATTTCTCAACTCATCAAGGGTAACTTCAAATTCTTGTCCATTGACTTTAACTTTATGCAATGGGGAATCTTGTTTCTCTTGAGTATCAATTTGTTCTTCGTCTTGAGATACTTCTTGCTCAGAAACTTCTTCTTGCGATTCAGTTTCCTCACTTATTTCCTGATCCTGAGGTTGATCTTCTTGAGATTCCTCTTGTGTAGGCTCAGAAGAATTTTGTTTTTCATCTTCTTTTGGTGGTGGTTGTTGTCCAATCGTTTCCTCTTCCTTTGGATTCAACGGATTTAATAAACCACTAATTGCTTTTTGTGCTTTTTGCACATCAGTTTCAGCTTCCTTTAGTGGATTGGCTTGATTGTCTGACATATTTTTTCCTTTTTAGTTAAGCTCCTGTTGTGTTAGGTTGGCTTATCCTAATCATTTGACTAGAATTTTTTATCTTTGATATTTTTACGAAAATCTTCTAACTGTTTGTTAGCAAGTTTACCTGTATCAATCATTTCTAATAAATTTTGTTCTACTTTGCCCACTACATTGTAAGCTAACCAGAGTTTTTCTCTAGTTTCAGTTTCTTTAGCACCAGTATTAAATAAACTGGTTGCATAAAGATTTTTTAATTTTTCAAAACTTTCTTTTAATAAAGGGTTGTCAAAAAGTTCTTTAGCTTTGTTCGCCTGGCTCACTTCGTCTTGGAGTTTGCCCTCTTGATCCTTGTCCATACAATCCTCTGATCTCATCCTGGAGTTGTTGTGATTCCTCAGCAGCTTTTCTAAAATCTTTTGTAGACTCTGCTACAAGCATTTTATTTAGTTCAGCATCTGCCTTTATTTGTTGTGAGTCTAATTGTGCATTGTATTTTAATTCTAATTCTTTAATTTTTATTTCATTATTAAATAAAATTTCTGCATTTTCAGATTTTACTTTTTTCAATTCGATTTCTAGCTCTGCAACTTTTCTTTGTTCTTCACTAGCAATTCTTCTAAATTCAATTTTTTCAATTGGTGTTAATGGTGGTGGAGGTGGAGGTGTAACCATACCTTTACCCATGTCAGGATTTACAAAGTAATTCTCAACATTTTTTAAACCAGCATTTTCTATAATTTTTGCTAAACTATTATAAATATTTTTAAGACTAACCATTGGAAACTCTCTATTGCCTTGCAATTGGAAAGCTTGAAGCTGTCTTTCTAAAATATTATTTAACATCATTATTTGTTGTTCTTTAGAACCTGATCCTAAACCAACAGTAATGTTAATATTAAATCTGTTTCGCCACTCAGTAGGTTTGACTGGTACAAACTGATTATTTAATTCTACAATTCTTTCTTTATCTTGATATTTACAAGTAAGCTCAAATATTCGTCTAAATAGATCTTTGATACCAGTTTCAGCAAAAACTCTAGCAATCAGCTCCATTCGCATTTGCGATTGAGTCATTATTGCATTAACACCAGTTGCAGTTTTATTTAAACTATCTGCATCTAAACCTTGATTATATCTTGTAATACCAGTTCTTGTTTCTCTTACAGTGTCTAAATATTCTAATAATGGAAAGGCCTGTTGCGAAATCGTTTGTGATTGCATTGGCATCATTACTTGGTTTGGTGGTTGTTTAGTTCTAACAACACCACCTGGTCTTGATGTAAGTAAATCATCAAGATTAACCATACCATCCATAACTGCCATACGATTATTATTAGTCAAATACATATTGTCTAATAACTGACGCATTACAGTAGATTTGATAAGCTGAACATCTTCTACTAATTCAGAAACAGATCTTCCATAAAATCTGTGTGGCATTGGAATAGGTGTTAAAGAACAAAATGGAATATTATCACAACTTTCATTTGATAATATTTCATAACCACTTTCACCTGCTACACAAACTTTTCTCAGTTCTGCAATACCATCACCATCCATATCTACTTTGACATAACACTCATAGATTTCTACTTCTTGTGTAGTTTCATCTGGAGCATTATTAAAAGGTGATTGATCAATGTCAGAAAATCTAGTCAATCTTTCATCATTTAAAATAATATTATTTGATGTAGGTAAATTTTCTACTATTTCTGGATCAAAACCCATTTCAATAAGATCTGATCTAGTTCTTAAAACTCTATGAGCTACAAAGTTTGCACTTTCTATAGATTTTGCAGTTCTTTGTATTAAAAATTCTTCTGGTGGAACATTTTCAATTTTTACTTTGCCACCTTTTGATGTTCTTTTGATGATACAATTATGAAGCATTGGCACAGGCTCATCACCTATAACTTCACCTTGTGCTTCTGCTTGAGCTGCAACAAGATTCATTGCTTCTCTCATGCTTTCATCAACTTCTGAAGTTTCCTCAACTATCTCAACATTGTCATCATCAAGTAATAGTTGATATTCCTCATCGTTTAAATTTTCATAAGTTTCTTGCTCTACACTTAAACTGTCATCCCAAAAAACTTTTACAATTCCATTTTTTTCTAAAAGTGCATCTTTGAACCAGGTATATAAAATACTAAAACCATTATTATCTTTATTAAATATGTAATTTATATAATTAGTAGCTTGTTCTGCCAAAGGCACATCTTCGCTTTTAACAGGCTCACATTTTACCACCTGATCACTAGCTGTAAAAATTCTTAATAAGTTAGGTAATATTGTTTCAACAGTATCAGCAACATCGGTACTAACCACCTGAGATCTTCCATCTATCTCAGTGCCAAGTTTTTCACCCATGTAATATTCCATAGATTTTTTTCTTTGAGAAGTTAGATTGCTTCCCATAAAACCTATAGAGTTATTAATCTCTGAATTTATTATACCTCTTAGTTTTTCGTCTGTAACTTTTTCTGCCATATTAAACTATATAATTTGTATCTACTGGAACTTGTTTTTTCCAATCTGAAATTTCAGCACCCTGTCCGATTATCCCAGTTCTAAAACTATCAGCACAATGGGATGCGAAATTGTGCATGGGTTTATTTTTAAAGCATTGGTTTTTATCATCCCACCTTTTTTGATAAGCTTTTAAATACTCAATACCTGTTTTGCATTTTTCTTTATCAAACCAACAATTTGTCAATGCTTTCCGTACAGCTTCTATTCCATCTTCTATTGACAGTTTTGGAGCTACTTCACCAGCTATTCCTAGTTCTAATAAACTTTCTAACCTTGATTTTCCAAAATTACCTATTTCTCTAACCTGGACATCATGTGGGAATATATGTTTAGAATATTCAAAATCTTTTTGATTTAAAATATCTGAATAATGATCTAAACCATATCCACTGTTTTCATAATAGTCTATTAATCTAATTTCACCTTTGTACTTTTGCACAAACCAAATAGACGTTGAATCATTAAGACCTAAATCCCACCAGGTTTCAACATCCAGGTTTTCATCGTATGGCACACTGGTAATTCTACCATCCTTTGCTAGACCCTCTAAGATAGCACCATAATATGATCCAGTGATAGCAGCTTGGAAACTACACTCAAATTCTTGATCGTATAAATCTTTTGACATTACTGCTTTCGCAGCATCTAATTCGTCTTGATCTAAAATTTTTGTATTACTTGCTTTAAACACACAAGCATACCAATCTTTGTTTTCTTTTGCTTGTTCGTATAATTCGTAAAAATAATTTCTGCCTTTTGGTGTACCTATAAATATACACCAAGCATTTTTTCTATCAGCTAAAGCTGGTCTTATTACCTCTGGAAACAATGTTGGTCTTATGTTTTGAGTTTCATCAAATACACAACCATCTAAATAAATTCCTCTAAGTGCTTGATCATTCTCAGCACCTAAAATAGTTATCCTTGCACCATTTGGTAAATCGCACCTTAGTTCACTTTCGTTAAACTTAGTACCAGGTATTTTTTCGGCATACTGTTTTATATAATCCCAAGCTGTTGCCTTACCCTGTTTAAATGTTGGTGATATAAAAGCATATCTAGGGTTTGGCATGGTGTTAATAAGTGCTGCCCTTAGGATATGATTTATGCACATTACAGTTTTTCCAGCTCTACGATGTAGAACCAAAACACTAAATCTGTGCTTATCAATTTTTTTGTGCAAAAAATTTTGTAATTCTCTTGGCTTGTATGGAATGACAATGTTTGCCATTTTAAAACAAAACCCCCTAATGTATTGTGACTCCTTGAGGTACGTTCAATAAGTTTTCTATTCCAAGATCATCCATAATATGATGGCTAAAATATTTACATTCAGTCAAATCATTGAAACCACCAAAGTGTACTACAACACTGTTAGTAGACTCCATAATGTAAATCACAGCTGAATATCCTTTTTGTCCATCGTCATAATCAAACATATCAAAAACCTTTATTTATTTGTGTGTACCATCCCTAAGTTTTTTTTTACTTGCCTATGCAGCTTTGGGGTATGGCTTCGATAAAAACCCCCCAAAATCCAGGTTTAGAACTAAAAATGATTGGTAATCAATTGGTTTAGTAAATTAACCTTGATAAATAATAATTTTTATTACTTGGTATAGTTTCGGTATAGATGAGCTTGTAATATTTTGTAATTTAGAATTATTCTAAGAACAAACCAAGAACATTTATACAAAATTCCTATATAGATTACTGTGCTAGTTTTGTCTGCCAGATACAAAATCTTACACTAATCCTAGCAATATCAATACTTTTGTTGCGTTGTTATTTATCCCACTTAACTACAAGTGGTGTATTTTTATCAAAATTTAATGTTGTTGCATCCCTTTTTGCATAATATTTGGGTGCAATTCGTTCAGATTTCCACTTACTTAAATCAACAAATGATTTAATTAAATGAGTCTGACCTAAATCTGTTTTCTCTTTGAATTTACTATTCTCAATACTTTCGTTCAATAAATCTTGTGCATCAGATAATAAATATTCAATACCATCTGTTTTAGCATCTTCATATTGTTGCCTTAATTCTGGGTCTTTCCTCATCCAGGATCTAAATGTTTCCCAACATGGTCTATCAATAGCTTTGTTGATAGGTGATAAGCAGCTTCTTATAGATTTACCAACAGCTAGTTCTGAGAGTATTTCTTTGATTAAAGTCTTGTTGTATTTAGTTTTATTAGCCATATTTCTTACTTATTAAAGGTTGTAATACTGTTAGTGATAGTGTTTAATAATGTTATAAACCGATTCTAACGAATCAAGGAGAGATATATGTTTAATAAAAATAAAATACTGCAAACTCCTATTGTTATGTATAAATTTCCTATTGTTAAATACTATCAAAACAGAGAGAAGTTTAAATCAGCATTAAAAAATAGGAAACAGTTAAAAAAGCTTAAATTACATGATTTTAAGCCAATCGAACATAAATAATCATAGTGGGGTGTAACCTAAGAGAGAGAAAGAAAGAAAGGGATAACCACCCCACATTATGATTCAAACTTAAAAAAAGAGTTTTATAAAAAAACACTTAAATTGAGTATAATTTTTTTTTCTTACTTTTTTGATAACTTGTCAAACCTATTGCAAATATTTTTTTAAATTTTTATTAGCAATTTCACAAGCTTGGACTAATGCTCTGTGATATAAATACCTTATTTTTTCATGGCTATCTCCGATGTAAAATCTTTTGAGCTGCCTAAAAGATCTATGTGGAAAGTTTCTTAAATAAATTAATTCTCTGTCCTCAGCCCCAACATCTATTAGAAGTAATAAAACAAAATCATATATTGTAAGTTGCTTGGATGTTGGAATAATTCTTGGTTTAGCAGGTGTGGCTACCGAATCTTTATAAGAATTTTTATCTGGTGATACATCTATCATTTGAAAATTAGTAGAACATAATGGTTTTTTAGGTGCTGGAAGTTTACTATCTACAAATGCTGCAATACCTAAAAATCTATCTAATTCTTCTGTAGTTAATCTAATTGTTATCATTATTCTTATACAATCCCTGTATGTATTGTGTAAATCTATCTTTGCTTAATGTTTTTTGTTTATGTTTTATTTGTTTGTTTAAATCATGTTGTTTTCTATTTTTAATTCTACTTTCTTTAGCTTTAAAATAGTTAAAATTAGTATTCTTAATTAATTTAGATAATTCTTTTTGAATTATTTTAGGATCAATAAACTTAGTCATTAATAACCCTATAGATATATATATATAGTTCTATATTAAGTATGGTTTTTGATACTCCCAAATAAAGTTTTTGATACATCCAACTATTTCTTGTTAGTAACTATGTGAATAACTTTTCGATCATGTATTGCATAATTCTTTTGTTGTTTATTTTTAGATAATTTAATTTTTCTTCGCTTATTAAGATTGTGTTGTATATAATCTTGCATCAAATTTTTCTCAAAAACATAATGATTAGTGCCATTGTTAATTTGTTTTCTAGCAAGTAAGCCAAAAAGCTGTAGTCTATCAAGACACTTAGTAAGTGTAGCCACAGTTTTAATACCAGTTCTTTTCATCAAGTATTTATGTGATATTCGGCAACCATTAGGTGCAAATTCAAAGGATTTGCAAATAACATAGATTAGCTTTTCATGGCTATTTAAGTTTTTGTTATTAATTAAATCTTTGTCAAATTTTTCAAAATATTTCATACTTCGTTACCCCAGCAATCCCATCCATCAACTTTTTGTCTGGCAAAGAGTTCAATTCTAGGTAAATCACCACAAAGCTGTACGATTTTTTCCCTAACACAATCAGGTTTTCTGCTGTGTTCTCTGACCTTATCAAGCACTACCTGGTGGACTCTTGTTGATATTCTTTTCGGACTGCCTTTTGTGGCCAATAAACAAATTTCATTATTAGATCTTGTGTAGTAACCCAAACCCCAAAATAAGCTGTCTGATTTTTTATTTTTCTTAATCCAACTGAAGCCACAAGTTTTGTATTTAAAATTCCAAGCTTCAATTGTGTCTAAACCTTGTTTAAGCAATGGGTAAGTAACCCAAATAAATAATATACAATTTTTATCTGCAATATTATTTACTGGCATTTTTTTTATATCTTCAATCGTCATCAAATCATATTTAGGTGATCTTCCATTGCCTTTTTTTGACCATGTTTTAAATGTCCAAGCTGGATCTGCGTAAATAATTTTATATTTTTTGTTAGGTAATTTAATCATCTTCATCACCTAATTTATCCAAAGGAATTTCTAATATTCGTTCTGCATAATGGTCTGGGCAATAGTGTCTGCCATTTTCTGATAAAACAGCTCCTGTAGTACAATCTTTAATACAACATTTTTTTACAGGATCACCATACATATCTAATTCCATGCTCCATCTTTCAAAAATTTTATTGGTGTTAATTTTTCTATGCCTAAAGAATGAACCATTGGTCTGTCAGCAATGCCAAAATTAGTTAGAAAATGTTCTGTGCCTAATACATGAGTGCTATTTATAAATCCTTGCAGCTCAAAAATTGGTGTCTTATCAATAACCAAAACATAAATTTCATTTTGTTTGCTGCCTTTTGGTCTAATAATCAAACTGTTATGTTTTTTTGGCAGCTGAGATCTAACTTGTAATCTTGTATCATGCCAAATAATATCTGGATTTGATCCATGATTTACATGAAAGTTAAATGCAGTATCTAGGTATCTGCACACTGCAAGTTCTGCACAAGCACCACTAATAGATTTAGCTATTTGATCATTTACTGTACCTTTGTAATTATGACCCCATTCTTGTTTTAATCTTAATGACTCATAAACTCTAAGTAATCCAGTTTGTGAAGCTGCCATCAAATCGTATAAATCTAATTTAATTTCAATCATAGTAACCAGTTACCATCCTGGTCTTTGCAAAAAGAGGCTACGATTGGTTTATTTTTGTAAATATGAAAACCCCAAAGCTGACCATTTCCGTCTTTAAATTTAGGGTTGTCATACCAGATAGCTTTGCTCTTATAAGCGTCATCACAACTTGTATAATTTTTAATATGAATTTTTTCGTAATGTAAACCCTGTTGTGTAAGCAAAACTAAAAACAAAAAAGTTTTCATTTTAAATTCCTCAAAACTACATAAATTATTGCAAGACCTATCATCAAGCAGATCATGCTATAGGCAAACATTCCAAATCCATAAGCAGCTGTCATTTGGTACACCTTTTTATGAAAGTTATTAATTTGGGATTTTGTAAAAATATTTTAGAAAACTCAGATCCAATAAATAATGCTACACCCTCCTCACCAAGATTCTTTAAACGAATCGATGACTTGTGAGCTATCATGTGAGCTATTTCATGGAGCAAAGTATCAAGTAAAGTAATTTTTTTTAGATCTTCCTGGATTGCTATGATAGATTTATCGGTATCATAGTACCCATAGATATTCTCTTTTTTGGCGTCTTTCCTAGCTAATTTAACAATTTTTACCTTAAAATTACGATATTTTATCTCTTTTAGAATCATAAAATAACTTTGTTATAACTAATAGTTATTTATGTTGCAATTGGTTATTGTTATAATATAAGTATAACAATATGATAATAGACAATTATTATAAAGGAGGTTAAAATGGTTACTGTAGATGCAATACAAGTTATGTCAGTTATGAAAGAAACAACTTTTCAAAAAGAAAAGCTAGATGAACAACTAAAACTACACAATATTTCAAGAGATCAATTACTTAGAGAAACACTTGGTAAAGACAGTAAAACTTTTGCAAATTGGAAAGTTAAGTGGTCAAGATTAATTAATAAAGGTGTAGATGATCCCAGTAATTTTGGACTTCTTGAATTATCAAAATTATTTTCAAAATATTTTAATCAAAAAGCTTTTGGAAATGCAAAAATAATACCATCAACATATTTCATAACACCAGATGTAAAAATTAAAGGTATTGGTGAATTTCTAAGAAATGGTCAAATAAGGCCATATAATAAGGATGAAAAATGGTTTTTAAAAGTTTCTCAAATTTGGGGTGGTTATGTATTTATCACTAATAAACAAGGATATTTAAAAAATGCAGTACGATTTATTAAGCCTTTAACACAAATAAATCTTTCAGCAAATTACAGTCCAGCAGTAGTTAGACAAAAGAAAACCAAAAAAATATATTGGGGTTTCTTAATACCACAAGCAGATGGCACTTATAATATTGAGGATAGATCTTTAATTGGAGATCAAAAAGTTAAAGAAATCGTTACAAATATTACCATAGATGCTTCATCTAAGATTGAGGGTGTTATATTTCCAAACGATAATTCCTGGACTCAAAAATAGGTTATAGATAGACTATAACACTGTTGCTTTTCATTATAATATAGTTATAACATTCTTATATGACGAATCACCCTAAAATTTTAGGAGATTGCTATAAAAAATTTAATTTGGCTCATACATCTAAAAGCCAAAACACTTATCCTGACGATATAAGATTTAGAAACTACATTTTACTAACACCTCAACAGAAAGCTAATTTACCAAGTAATTGTTCCTTTGAGGGAGGAAAAATTGCACATGAGATAGTTCAAAAGATAAAATGTGAAAATTTAGACTATGAACAAGCAGCTAAAGCTCTTCAAAAAAAAATAGATGATTACCAGGCTCTTGATGAAAAAGATAAAATAAAATTTGATTTTATTATAAAAAATTTAAAGCCATTAGTTTCAAATCATTTAGCAAATATAGATGAGTTGGCAAAACAAAAGTGGCAATCTGAATTAGAATTCACTCATTGGGCAGATGGTATTACAACTTATTTTTTGGCTTATGTAGATATTGTTGGTCAAACTGATTTTGGTGATATTAAAAATGTGTTTGGCACACTTACAAAAACTAAGAAAGGTTTTAGTTATAGTAAAAAAAAATGTCCAAAAGTTCCGTTTCATTCAGACTGTTTACAAATTGCATTGTACTCTAAATTATTACCAACACATAAACCATTTTTAACTTATGCCAGTGAAAGCGATAGAATAATTTTTACACCAGAAAACTGTGTTGAGTTAAGAAAAGAAAGCTTACAGTTTTATTATGAGGAACTTGTTTTATATCAAAAGTGTTGGGAAAAAAAATTAGAATTAGCAGATGGAGATAAAAAGGTTTTGGCAATGTTATGTAAACCAGATCTCTCAGAAATTCGTAAAGATGGTTTTTGGTGGAAAGGTATAGACCAGGAAATAGTTAAAATGTTTAGGAGCTTTTATGGACTTTAAAGATTTAATTGATCATTACGAAACTTTAGACAAAAAAGATTTGATAGAAAAATTAGTTTTTAAAAATGCAACAATTTTAAATCAAGATAAAGTTATCGAAAAATTAGAAGATGAAAATAAAAGACTCACTGAAATGGAGTCTAATCATCAAAAAATAAATGGTCAGCTAACAGAACAAATAAAACAATTAAAAGGAGAGAAATGAAAACATTAACAGATGCAATAAAAAAATTTAGAGATACAATTGATGAAGATGATTACGCAAAGTTAGGTGCAAAAGGTAAATACTTAACAGTTCCATATAGATTAAAATTTGTAAGAGAATATTTTGGTGAAAGAATATCTATACAAACAGAAAGCACAGAGCTGTCTGATAAATTACATAAATTTAAAGCAAACATTTATATAGATGATAAATTAGTTAGTGTTGGTGAAAGTAAACAAACCAAAGATTTTGATAAAGAATTTGAAAAACAACAAACAGTTGCTATCGGCAGAGGTTTATCAATACTTGGCTTCTTTGGTGATGAAATAGCTACTGCTGAGGAAATGGAGCAATTTCTTAAAAAACCTGCACAAAATATAAAACCAAATGTTGTTGAAACTATTACTACAAATGGAGATCTTCCTATTAATGTTATTGCTGATAATTGGATTGCTCAGTTACAATCTGTAGCCAAACATTCTAAATCACCAAATTATTTTGAAAAAAATTTAACTCCTATCAAAGAAGAATATAAAAAAGAAATTCTATTAATAGCAACTGATGCAATACAACAGTTAAGAGTAGATACAGAATACAACAAACTAAAATCACAAATACAATCAAGAGGAACAAATGGCAGATAATAAATTTGATAATTCTGGTGCGTTATGGAAAAGAGAAGCTAAGAAAAATGATCAACCTGGTAAATCTTATCCACATTATACAGGCAATGTAACAATTAATGGTGTTAAGAAAAATGCTTCGGCTTGGCTTAATACTGAAAAAGGAACTGACCCAGCTAAGTCTGGACAACCAGATATTAATATAAAACTACAAGACCCAATAGCAAAATAATATGGAAAGTAAAAACCCCCCTCATTATCAGAAATCAATACAAACCTGTGATGCCATTATGAGTCAAATGACTCCAGAAGAAAACATAGGTTTTTTAAGAGGGTCTGCAATGAAGTATCTAAGTAGATTTGGTGCTAAGGGGGGTCAGTCTTTGGACAAAGCTATTATGGATTTAGAAAAATGCAATTGGTTTAATCAAAAATTAATTAATTATCTAAAAACATTTAAGACAGAGGGTGCTGATTTAAAAGATACACCAGCAAATGTAACAAATTTATTTAAGGATAATAAATAATGAAAAATGGTAATGGTAAAAGTAATGGTAATGGTCATGTATATCTAAGCCAAATAAAATTAGATGTACTGAATTTTATTAAAAATTTTATAGAAAATTATAGTTATGCACCAACCTATAAAGAGATTGGTACAAAATTTAATTTTAGTAGAGCAAGAGCTGGTGCTTTGATTGCTGAGTTTTATAAATTAGGTTTTATTGGCAAAGGCAACCAAGCTCATAGAAATATAGAACTGAACAAAGATCAATTAAAAATTATTTCTAAATTAAAAGTAAATAAAACATATTCAACTATGGATTTTAGAAGATGATCAGAGTTATTAAGGAAAGTTTTTATGAAGCAAATTTCAGAGTTGATGAAGAATTTGACAATGCAGAAATAGCTGCAAAATCAAATAGTCCTAGTGATAACGCTAGGGTTACAGTTCTTGGTCTAAAATTAGATAGCTCAAGAATTAAACTTAACAAAGGAACAACTAAAGATGGCAAAAAGTAATAGTCTATTAAGAAGATATGACAGACTAGATAAGCTGCATAGTGAGATTATGCAAAAGCCTAAAACTAATAATAGGCAATGTGTTAATTCTCTAAAAGCTTTTAAAAAGTATGTCAAAATTTATAGACAAATTGTTTGCGTTGAAAATGAAGACTCTAAATTCATTAATGCACAAACTTAATTACTAACTAACTTAAAAGTTGCAATAAACTGTAGGCCTAGAGTCTGCATAAAAAAAAGGAGAGAAAGATGGCACTGAGTAAATCAAAAACAGATTATGAAGTTGAGATTGCAAAAGCTGTAGGAAAAAAAATAAAGCATTGTAGATTAAATCATTTTGCTTATGTTAAAGAAATTGTTGATGGAGAATTTAAAGGAACTTATAAACCAGTAAAAAAATTAGTTACACAATCAAGATTAGCAAGATGTTTAGGTGTAACGTTCCAACAAATCCAAAAATATGAAAAAGGTGGTAATGGTTGTAGCTTACCTAAATTATTAATCATTGCAGCTTTTTTTCGAAAACCAATTACTTATTTTCTTGAAGATATAAATTTGACAGAATTATTAGGGCAAGACACTTCTCCAAATAATAACCCAATAGCTCCCTCTAATAATGAGTTTGGGATCAATACAAAAAGTAAGTGTCATTAAATGTGAAACTATAGGAGCTATATGCTCTTATATTATTTGTTGTGTAATGGGGGAGAGAAATCTCCCCCTTTTTTTTATGTATTTTGTTATATGGAAACCTAAAGATAAATTTACTAGCTTTAGTAACACTTTGTTTGCTTTAGAAAATGAAGCAAAAGAATTTGCAAAAAAAAGTATCAAAAGAAAAATTAAATGGGATGTAGTTCCTTATAATAAAGAGAACTTTGATAAGTATTGGTTTAAATGATTAATGTTCTCCATTTTTTAATGCTGCTTTTATTTCATCATAAGTTTTTAGTGAATAAGTAATAGTTGCAGTTTTTCTTTTTTTATTACTTGTATTAAATTTTTTTGGAAAATTTTTAGAGATTTTTTCTAATGTTTTACAATCTAAACATTCACCATCAACCAACTCTATATCATCATGTGTGCAAGTTCTAACAAATTTACTCATTTTCTTTCCCTATTAATTATTAATTAAATAATAACTTAATACCACTAATTCTATAATAATAATAGCTTCAATCATTTATTCCAATTATAATGTTTGTTTTGATAATCAATGTTCTGTACTTCATCACCATTAGATTGAAATGGTTTGATGTAAGTGTCCTGGACAAAGTTTATATCCTTATCACCTAAAGCTCTGGCTAAGTCTAAAGCATTGCTGTATTTCTTAGTATATGCCCAGTAAGTAGCTGTATAATGCCTAAAAAAGTACGACTTCCTATCTATGGGCAGTTGTACCCTATTCTTAGCTAATGCCCTCTCTAAGTGGCTTATAATCGCTTCTATACATACATATTTAGCCTTGCTATTAAGAAATAAGCTATTTTGTTTGTTAGGCAAAGAATTAACATATTCAGTAAGTTTATCTTTTAACCCACTAGAAATGACCATAGTTCTGACACCATTAACAGTTTTTGTGCCACCTAATTTTTTCTTTGCTTTGACTGCTTTGTCAAACTTAATCATAGGTATATTACTCTTAAATAATAAACTCTTTCTATCTAAAGCTCTGACTTCACTGGGTCTAGCAGCAGTTTCAAGCATAACCATACACATAATTTTTATCATTGGATTACTTATATCACTAACAATGTTAGCAACCTTATCTAACGACCAATCATCAAAATCTATAGGTTTAGCTACTTTTTTAGATGTAACTATAGTTTTAAGATAATCTTTATCTTTGCACACATTTTTAGATAATTTATTTATATCAACCTGGTGCTGTATAATAAGACTAAGTGTATTAAAGATTTTTCTAGCAGTATCAGAGTTGATCTGATTGTTTACAATTTTATTTTTTAAAAAATCAATAAAATTAAAAATCTTATCTTTATCTATAAGTCTAATATCAGTGTTACCAAAGTGAGGCAGAATGTGATTAAGATAGAAGCTACTATAACCATCTATAGCAGACGTACCTATTTTGCTTTCAGCTCTTTTGTAATCTTGATGTTTCATAAAACTAAGATTAGCCTCACTGAGAAAAATTTGTGATGATGATGTTTTAAATATTCCAACATCATTTAATTTTTCTTTAGCTAAAGCTTCAACAACTGATTTGCTTTTATTAGATATAAATTTAACTTTACCATCTAAGCCAAAGTAAGAATATCTATAGATCCTCTTACCATTTTTTGTAATTGGTTTTATTTGTAGTTCCATTACTTTAACTCCAATCTTAATTGTTTAAATTTATTTTTTTTAGAAATTATAGAATTAGCTAGACTTCTATAATAAATGTAAATTCCTGGATTATCTTCTTCAATAAGATGATTGACAATACCCCATGAACCAAAATCTGAACCATGAGTTTGTTTACCACCACCCATAGATTTCGGAATTTTAGTGAAAGCATTTTGTTTAAATAAATTTACTTTTACAAAAGCTTTTCTAGGATAAGAATATTTAGAACCTCTAAACATAATTTCTTTAGCAGCTTTAAACAATAATCCTTGCTTTGATAAAAAGCTTGGATAGTAGAACCATTTATTTTTCATTTTCTCTCTCCTTTTATAAGTTATAACTATGTTATACTATACCTATAACAATGTTGCAAGAAATCAATTGGTGTTATTTTCCTTATTTCCCAATCATTTTGTTCTGGGTATTTAAAAAGTATAGGCAGCTTGGGTATAGAATAGGTATAGATTGAACCGATTCTTGCTATATTTTGGGCATAAAAAAAAGGCCGAAAAGAATCTTGCGATTCAATTCGGCTATATATATAAGCTTTTTCAGTCTGCCCTTGTAGCTCAGCTGGTAGAGCAATTGATTTGTAATCACTAACAACAATAAAATTACTCTTATTATTATTAGCAAAACTGCTACTTGGTATGTTATTGGTATAGATCACAATTGTTGTTTTTTATCTTTCTCTAGAATCAATACTATAACATGACAAATTCAAAGTCCAATTATACCTATACCAATTGATTCTATACCCACCCTTACCCACTAGCTAAAGCTAGAACTATACCTACTCAAAAAGCAGGTATTCCTATTCGGTAATTATTTATCTTCTTCTAATAATTTTTCTAAACCAATTACTGATGTCATTGAGCCAGGCAATGTTTTTTTAAAGAACTTTAATTCTGCTTCACTTACAGCTGCACCACTTAATTGTTTAATTTTTTTATTCATTTTTTCTTTCTCTTCATCTGACATATTCATAGATTTAAAGTTTTTCTTTAAAAAATCTGCCATTTTATTCTCCTTATACGATTGTTTTTACATTTATTGGTTTACCACCAGAGTTGCCTCTGCGTTGTGCTTTCCTCTTTCTTGATACTGCACTTTTAATTTGTGCAGCTGACATACTCCTGGCTTTTGCAAGTGGAACACATTTTGGGTATTTACGTTTGGCATCTGCCTTTTGTTTAGATCTTCCACATTTTGCAAACGATCCATCTTTTTTCTTTGATCCAATGTCCACCCAGTTTTGTTTGAACCATTTATTTAATCCACCTGATCTAGCCATTATGTAGTCCTATATCCACCACCTCTTTTTTTATAAGTTCTTACTAACCATGCGTTAGCATAAGCTGAGGGATAAACTTTAAATTTTCTTTTTGCTTCACTCTTAACCTTTGAGTATAATTTTTTGTTTGTTGGTACGTTAGCCATGTTGTTCCTTTTTTAGTTCATAATCTATTTGTTGTGTAATTGTGTTTAAGGTTTTTTCTCTTAAATCATCATCCTTTTTCATACACTCATAATGTGCATGACCTTTAGGATAGAAACTTACAAATGAGTCTGTATTTACAATAGAGCTTGAACAATACTTACATTTACCAACATCAACTATGATGTTAGTTTTTTTCCATACTTTTTTAAACATTTAACAATCCCACTTTCTAAGTGCCTTGTTAATTCTACTATTAGGATCTCTTGCTACTTTCTTTGATGTAAGTTTTTTTTTCATGCCTAGCATACGCAAACAGAAAGCTTTACGTCTTTTAGATGTTTTTGATTTAGTGGGTGCTTTAAGATTACCACCAGTAGCTCTATTATATGATGCTCTGCCTTTTGCATTAAGACCACCAGATTTAGATTTACCAGCTTTTGTTTGCCATAAAGGAGTCGCCATTATGCTTTTACCTTTGGTTTATCTGGTGAAACTGTTTGTAGCTCAGTACACATAAATTTTACAAAGATTTTATTTTTATTAACCTCTTCATAACCTATGGCTTCAAGTGCTGAGATAGATTCATAATTACCTGCAACCATACAAGAATATCCATCTACAAATAAATCAGGATATTTATATGGTGGTAAGCAAGTGTTCGCTACAGCAGAACATATTATTATGCCTAGTGCAAAATTCATTAATCATCTTTCTTTGTTAATTTTGTTTCTAATTCAGAAATTTTTTTTTTAGCTTCTTCTAAATCTAATTGTGAATGTTCTAATTTTTGTAAACATCTTTTGTTAGCTGAGTCCTTAGACTTTCCTGCATCTTGCAGCTCAGCTACTTCTTGTTTTAATATACGAACTTGTTCTTTATATTCGTTAATCAAATCTAGGTTGTCAGACATCTATTTTTTTTTAATAAATTTTGTAATAGAAGATGAACCAAACGATCCACCAACTATAGTCAAAATTACAATCCAGAAATAATCATTTGCTGTACCTAAAATTTCCCAACCTCTTTGCATAGCGTCTTGTAGTACAGGAATGAAATGTCCGATAAAAATTAAAGAAAATACTATTACTAACCACTCATCCTTTAATGAGTTATCAGATGATTTTAAAGATTGTATATCTACATTCTTTGCATTTTCAATTTCTCTTTCTCTTACTATTTGATCTTTTTTTAATTTATGTGTAACTGCACCAATAGTTTTTTCTGCTACAAGTTTTGTTAAAGGATTTTTAAGTAAAGCTAACCACATTATAATTTTGCACTCCTCATTTTAGCTGCTAGTTTGTTTGCTCTGTTAGGTGTTTGTTTTGCCCAAAGTGAGTCAAGCATCTGAAAACTAGCTTCACCATAATCTTCTTTATCTAAAGCTTTCCACATTTGCTTGAACTTGCTTACACCACCCTCACCGATTTGGTAAACCATGTTAATAATAACTTCTTTAGCTGTATTGTTAATTGGTCTGTCAGCAATCAATCTTTCTGCTGCATCTAATGTTGTTTGAAAATCTTTTTCAAAAACTTTTTCACCCATTTCTTTTGGGTACTCAACACCATGTTCATAATTATCATCAGGTGTAATTTTATGTCCATAAAAAATAGTATCAAATCCCTCACTACATTTATAAATTTTATTTACATAACCCTCACAGGCTTTTATTTCTTCTTTGACTTCTTCGTACATTTACAATCCTCACAAGTGCATAAATCACCATCCCAGTGATGTGTGTGAAACGTATCGTTGCAATGACAATCACAATGACAGCTTTTACATTTTTTGTTGTGTGTTATTTTTTTCTTAATCATTTAACAATAAGTTTTTTTATTGAAAATGATCCATCTAAATTTTTTTCTAACTCTGCAAGTGTCTGGATACATCTATATTCAATATTGCTAGAAACATCCCTGTTTGCAACTCTCTTACCTTTAAGGCATGAACTTAAATCTGTTTGCAGTCTTGCCTCTTTTATTTCATTATTGACTAAGAGAAGTAAAGCTATGACCATTTCCTGCATTAATGACTCCCATTAGCTCTAACTTTATCTGAAAGCCTTTCTAATTTATCTTTAATTTTTTCAATATCTTTCATAGCGTAATTTATATTTACGTTATTATTTCTCATCGTTTCCATTTCTTTTTGAATATTCTCTACTTGTGATGCTATGTGTTCAAGCAACATAAATTGTTCTTGATCAGTTGGTAATTGCTGAGATTTTTTTAATAGATCAGCTTCAAATAATTCTCTACTTGTCTCTAAGCTACCAATACGATTTTCTAATTCAAAAAAACTTATGGTTGCAATCACTGCACCAGCTACAATAGCTATTAAATTTTTTGCTGGAAGTTGAATACCAGTTTCAGAATTTAATTTAAAATTTTTCATTAATAGTTACTTGGGTTGCCAAGTATTGCTAATAATATAATCATAATTATTAAAATACCTGTAAAATAGTAATTCATAAAAAAACTCCCTAATCATTTGAATGATCTACCATTAAAATTTTTATACCTAATTTTTTTTGTTTTTTTGTTGGTGTTCTCCCAATTGGGTTGCCCACAGTGTTTCTTGTGTAACCTTGTTTACAAATGTAATTTTTTTTTCTGTATGTGTTTGTTTTAATATCAAGTAATTCTATTTTACCATCAGGTGTAACAGTCACTAAATCAAACGGACATTGTGGATCACAAGCTTTTGCCACCCATAATCCTCTTCGACTTAAATTTACAATTTCTTGATATTCTGCAATTGTGCCTTTAATATTTGTGCTTAACTTAGCAGATTGACCACTAAGCTTATTAAGGAACTTAGACTTACTAGACCTACTGCCCATAGAAGTTTATAAACATTGCTCACTTTAATATCTAAGTGTGCCAAATGATTATCCTTTATTACCGAAATCTTGTTGTGTATTAGTTTGATTTCACCTTGTAATTTTATAATTTGTTCAGAATTTTTTTGTGATTGTGTAGCCATTATTCCTGCTGTCCTGCACCAACTGTTACAGCTCTCAACAATGCTATTGCTGAATTATAGTCTTTCCAGTCTTGTGTTAAATTAATAAAAGCTTGTATTCCTTTATCGCTTGTAAGTGCCTTTGCAATAATTTCAGAATTTTTAGAAAAAGTTCTGTCATTGTACCAATTTACAAAACCATCTTTTAGAGGAAAACCTTTTAATACAAAATCAACTTTGTTTTTACTTGCTTGTTCCTTGAATAATAAATTACTTGCAGTTTGTGATCCAACTTTACCACCTTGTCCAGTTGCTTTTAAAATATTTGCAAAAGAATTTACAGCATTTTTAACATCAGCTAATTTAACTGATGGATCTTTTCTTTTGGATAGCTCAAACAGCATTTGTGCTAAATTAGCTTTTTGTCTAGGGTCTTTCATTATTGCATCATGGAAAATTATACCTTGACTTAAACCTCTATCTAAATGTTTTGACTGTGATTTGATAAAAGCATTATTAATGTAACCAGTTACTACATTTTCAAAAGAATTTGCTACACCACTTTTATTTAATGATTTGGCCATAGCAATTATATCTGATGGTGCTGCTTTAGTTTCTAAAAACTTCCACATAGTACCTATTTTATTCACATCTTCTGCTACTTTAGCTTTTTCTAAACTTTTAAATAATTCTGTTACAGAACCTTTAGTAATTGGTTTTGCATATTCATCATTATATTTAATATAAGCTTTTTGAGCTTTTACATAATCTTTGTTGGTACTCATTAAAGTATTCAAACTGTCTGCCATACTTTTATATTTTTTAACTGCAATTACATCGGATGCTTTAACACCAACACCTGTTGTTTGATAAAAAAGATCTCTAATTTCTCTATACACTTGGTGCATAGATTGACCATTACCTTTTGATTGTTGTAATTTTTTAGATAATTGTAAAATTGTTTTTGCATCAGATGCGTCTAAATCCTTTGCTAAATTTTTCCATTGTATAACTAGATTATCAACTTTTTGTGAATCATAGAAAAAATTTTTTAAATTACCACCACCAGCTCTAACCCAAGCTGTGCTTCTTTGAGATGATAAGGCAACAGCAGCTTTTTTTAATTGGTTATAATAATCTTTATCAGAAACAAAATTTCTATTTTGTATTATAATACCATTTTGTTTTCCCCATTTTTCAATAAATATTTTTAATTTATCTGGTCTTTCAGTCCAAAATTTATCCATTACTTTTGTACCAACTATAGTGGATTGAACATTTGTTTCTGCTGCTTTTACTGAACCTGACCCTGTAGCTTCTGCTGCTGATAAATTAAAATCTTTATCTATTTTTTTTGCATCACTTTGTATTTTTTTTGCTTTTTCTAAAACAGTTTTTGATGGTAATAAGTCTTTACTTAAAACTGCAAGGTTGCCTTTTTTAAGTTGATACAAATCTAACAATAAATTTGTTCCTACACCAACAGCAGTTCCAGCAGTTTCGCCTCCTGTAGTGTTGGTTACTAATTGATCTACTGTACCACTAGCAGCTCCTGTACCAGTAAACAATGCTTTAGCTTTTGCAGTCTTACCTAAAAGTCCACCAGGTGCAGCGTACTCACCAATAGTCATGGCATAATCACCTAACTTAGATTTACTTTCATAAGTTAAAAAATTATCTCTAATATATTTTCCAGGTAAAAATTTATCTGCTTTTTCTAAACCAATCTCTACATCAGATTTCATCTCAGTAGCTTCATCGCTTGTAAAACCCATAGCTTCAGCAGCTTTATCAAAAACAAAATCTTTACCTGAGTCAATAGCATTTACCAAATAAAAAGGTAGATCAACTACATAAGTAACTCCTTTGGCAGCACCTACTCCTAGAGATGCAGCTGTATCTTCTGCTACTTCTAAATTTGTAAGATTATCTGGTGATCCAGTTTCTTTTACTTTTGATTCTTCATTTAATATTTTTTTTTGTTCTTCTTCTTTTAAATATTCTTCTGGCTTAAAATTTTGTAAAAATTCACTTACTGCTGTCATAATTATAATCCTTTTTTAGCATTGTAATAAGTTTCAAAAATATTTCTCCAATCAATACCCTTGTATTCATCGTCTAAAAGTTTCTCAACAACATCATCTGCATAACCATCTAACTTATAACTTGTAAGAAGATTTTCTATCATTTCACCAGTTGGTTTAACTTTTCCTTTAATAAAATTAAGATATTCTTTTGTGTAAACCCCATTATCATCAGTTGCTGCTTTACCCTTAGTTGCTAAAAATTCTTGAGCATTTGCTATTAATTTTTGTTGAATAACTATTTGGTTTTTAAGTTTTGCTTTAAATGTTTGTGGTGTATCTTTATCACTTGGAATAGACTCCTGAATCCAACCTATTTCTTTTTCACCAGCTGCAACCCCAGTTACTGATTTTCTGTAATCATTAAAGTATTGCTGATTAGTTTGTAGCCAAGTTGAATATCTATTTACATAGCCTCTTTCTTCTTGACTTAATGTTTTACCTGTTAGATTAGCTAACTTGTCTTTTTGTTTTAAAACTTCAAATTTTACTTTACCATCTATAGATAAAAACTCAGGATCAAAAAGTAATTCTTGTCTTTTAAGATTAGACAAAAGGTTTTCACCTTTAATAATTGTATCACCTAATTTAGTTTGATTAGATTTACCAAGAACATCTGCTGTGCTTTTACCAGCTATACTTTGTGAAATTACATTATAGCCTTTAGATGTTAATTCTGTTGCTTTTGCTAAACCATCTTTTGTTGAAATATTTATTGTTTGTTTATCACCATCTGCATTTATAAATGTTGAAAAATTTGCAGCTTTAGGTGTAGCAAATTCATTTTTCTTTAAATATTCTAATGGAAATGCTTTAAATAATTTTTTATCTTGCTCAGGTACTTGATCAGCATATTCTTTTATTAATTTTCTTTTTTCCTCTTCTTCTTCCATAGTGCTAAACATAGAAGCTGTTTTCATGCCTTGAATTAGGTTAGGAAGTGCAGCTCCTGGATTTTGACCTGATAATCCTGCTGTAAGTAAACCTATACCCCCCAAAACCTCTGGTGAATAAAGTAAACCTTTAAATGGTGATTCTGCCATTATATTAATCCTTGTTCTTTAAGATAGTTATAATAAATATTACTTGTAGTCATATTTGAATTATAACCTAATTGGTTAGTTGTAGGTGTCATATTAAGTTTTTTTGCTAAATCAGATTTTGCTTGATCATAAGACGTTAAAAAATTTTTTGATATTCCAAGATTATTTGTATTTTTAAAATAATCATTTACCATAGAATTTTCGTTTGTTTGAACTGTTGCAAAATCTTCTGGATTATCAAATGTAACTACATTATTTGTATCACCACCACTAGTATTATTATTGTTGGAACTGTCTGAAATAGTATCTTTATAATTTGTTTCGTTAAATAAATAATTATATTCTGGTGATCCCTCTACAATTACACCATTAGGATTCCAATTTAAACCACTTCCAAGTTCATATTCTTTTATCATTGCAGTTGTCATAAAATCATTTCGTCTTTTTTTATTAGCAGAATTTGCAAAAGGTGATAATACTTCTCTTATAGCATTAGCAGTAAAAAATGGTGAACCTGTCAATCTTTCAAAAGTTGTTTTACCAGTTAAAGCATCATTGATATTAATTCCTTGATCCACTAGATCAACTATGTTTTGAGCTACAGCTGTCTTTTGTTGAGACTCTGACATAGCAGTATTAAATTGATTACTTTGTGTACCTTGAAATGCAGTTGTAGTTCCACCCCCACTTGAGGTTGATTCACTATCATCTCTTCCTCTATCCATATCTCTTGATACATCTCCACCAGCTCTGTTTTGACTTGAGTCTGTTGAACCAAAACCATCAAAACTTAATATACCAGATGCACCAATATTAGGCTTATTGTCTAACAAAGAACCATGTAAATTAGCTTCTAACAATAATCCTTTCTCAGCATTTGTAATATATGCTAATTCAGTTTCTGGACTATCTGGGGATGATTTCCAAAACTTAGGTGCAGTAACTTCTTCTGTTTTACCTAAATAATTTTTAACACCACCTTGAACTGCGTAATCTTTTTCCATTAAAATATAATTCCAATTATACTTAGAATAAATACTAACATGATATATTTTGATGATCTTCTATCTATATCAACTTCTATATCAAAAATTATTTTTTTTAACTTATCCATTATAGTAACCCTCCTAAAAATCCTAAACCTCCACCTAGTGCAGCTCCTACGCCACCAAATCTTGATCCAATTAATGCACCACCTAAAGCAGTAGTTACAGGGTTAGCTGAGGTTTGTGTTGATCCTGTTTGTACTGGAAATCCACTAGCTATAGGATTTATCAAACTACTATATTGTTGTAATGAAGCGAAAGGTGCTAGGTTTCTCTGTCTTTCAATATTTTCTAATTGTTGTCCTGTCTGAACTAAAGTTGGTGTAGAACTTGCTATAGCTAATTGTCTTTGTCTTTCTCTTTCATAAGAATCAAAAGCTAAAGGTAAAGCTGCATCTGTTATTCCTGCTATTATTTGTTGTTGATTCATCGGAGATCCTGGTGTTCTACCAGCACCACTAAATTCTGTATTGATTGCAGTTGCTACATCTGCACCTGCACCTTGTAGTAATGGAGATAAAAAAGGATTTAAAAATTTACCTGATAATGTATCAGATAACTGTTGGTTAGCAGCAGTTCCCATAAGTTCTTGTGCAGCTAATCCTGTTGTTGTTTGTTGTGAGGGTGCAACATATCCAGCAGCTCCTACACCTTGATTATATAAATTACCTGCTTCTGAAATTATTTGATTCAAAGCTGGTCTTGCTGGATCATAAGGATTTACAGTTTGTAACTGTGATCCACCACCACTATTTCCACCACCAAATGACATTAATCATTCTCCTTTTTATTAAGTTGTTTTTCTAAAACTATATGTGTTTTTTTGTAATTTAATTTTTGCATTATTTTATCCCAACCTGGTCTAGCAAAAAGTTCCATGCAATCACAATTATTATCTATAGCAAATTTCTCTAATTCACTAACTAAGTGTTGCCATTTTTGCCTATGACGACCAGTAACTATAAAAATGTTACAAGATCTTTTTAATTTTCTTTGGATTATTTCTGTTACAACAACTCCATAATATTTGTCTATGGTTGTTGATTTAGATTTATCCCAAAGAATCCACAGCTGAAACTTTTTTTCTTTTAATTGTTCTAAAACAAAATCACTATCAGTGTAACTTCCTGAGTATGATAAAGCATCTGCAATATCTTTTTTAACTAAATTCCAAACATCATTAAGATTAGATGTTGGTATTTGTACTATATTCATTATGTAATGCTCAAATAACTTATTCCTATGTGAACACTATCTGTTGAACTAATCGTTGCTTTCAGTGCATCTGAGTTTTCTAAAACTAAAGGCACACTTAACAACTCCTCTGAATTATTTGCTGTAAGTGATTTTGTGTTAAATATTGTAAATTCTGCACTAGCTGAATTATCTAAAACATCCATAGATACAGTTGGTGTGTTACCAGTATTATTTGTAATTCTAATAGATTTAATAATTATAGTTTCGTTACTTGCAGCAGTTACTAAAGTGGTTTCTGATGCAGTAGCTAAAGCTTTACCTAAAAATCTATATGAGTTTGCCATAATTATCTAGCTGTACATGGTATGTTGTTTGAACCTACTAATGGTGCTTCGGCAAATGCCATATAAATATAATTTGCACTTGATGATGCGTTCCAAGTTCCAGTATTACTTCTAATAGCAAAACCATTTGAAAGTAAATCGCATCTATCCCCACTATCCTCTGCATTTGATAAATTAGGAAATAAAGTTTTATTTGTTGGATTGTCTATATCTCTTTTATTATCTACAAGTTGCCAATCTCCTGAACTATCATATCTTTTTATTAAAAGAAAAGCAGGTTTCATTCCAGTATATATAAATCTTGGTGTTGTTTGACCATCCCCTCTATAAGAGGCCACCTTGCTATAACCAACTTTTTCACAAAAACAGTATGCTATATAAGAACCACCACTACTATTAACTTCACTTGAATTTCCAATGGTAAATACAGATGAAGTTGGTGAAGTATTGTACCAATATCCTGATCCTGTACCATAATAATCATTACTATTTAATCGTAATCGTCTAGTGTTCCCTACATCGTAATGATATACACACCATTGATCTGCTGTATCAAGTCTTTTTATTATAATCATTTTTGGAATTGAGTTTAAGCCATGTGAAATAGTGGCTACACTATTTCCATTTCCGACATATTTATATATTCCGAAACCACTTTGAACATTGATGCTGTAGCTAGATGGGGTTATTGTTCCACCAGATAATCCAGATGTTGTTCCTGCTTTCCAATTCCATGCTACAATTCCTGCTGCACCAGTACCATTAACATCAGTGTCTGTGCCTACTGTAAAACCATCACTGTCAAATGATTTTAATGCTTGTGCATCTGTGCTTTCAGTATCTGTATTTTGAGAGTGTAATGTTTTAGTTGCAGCTCTAACACTATCCGTAAGCATTTGATTAGATATATCTTCTCTATGTTTTATCCATGTAAATGATGGCTCAAAACCTATGCCTGTTATAGATTGACTTGAACCAGTTCCACTATAAGTTTTAGTATTAAAATAATCTGTAGATTTATTAATTGTTGTGTATGCCATATTATTCGTTTAACCCCTTTGTTGATAAAGCTGTGAAGCCAGTTGGTACATCATATTCAAATATTCCATTGCCACTTGCGTTAGTTCCTGCACTAGATACTGCTGTTGTTCCAAAATATCCGTTGCCGAAGTTTGCAAAACATTCATTACCATATACAGATGCACCAAAAAAATAAGTTTTACCTGTATCTAATGAAATTGCTCCTGTTCCTGTTGAACCTGAAGTAGGGTCGCCACTATTCATCCAAGCACTATTGTTTTTTCTCCAGTATGCTTTAAAATTATCTAAATCCATTGCAACACAAATAATATCTCCTGTAGTAAAAGAACTAAAACTACCACTTAGATTTGAGTCATTATGATAAAGATCACCATTCCAATTTAAACCCCAACCATAATTATTATATCCAACATAAATAAAATCACTTGCCGAACCTTTTATTATATCCTCATTTACAACCCCAATTTGATTAAATTTATATGGAGAACTACTAGAGATAGTTCCAACTTTAAATTCTGCATAATATTTTCCAGAAGATGCTCCGATAGTTGTTAAACTTGATCTCCAAGCAGATGAACTTTGATCTATTCTTGTATTACCCATATTTGTAGTGGTTGGTGCTTGTTGTGTAAATAATGGATTAAATGTAGCAAAAACATTACTTGGACAATCTTCTGTTTTTGTAAGTGTACCACTTGCAACTGTCCAGTTATTACTATTACCAGATTGGTCTGTTACTGAATTACCATCTTTTAAAATAAAGAAACCATTAGTTCCATAAGTTACACTTGGAGAAGTATTTATTTTCCATTCTCCATTCACATTATCCACAGAACCGAATGCTGTTGGTGCATAACTTTGACCATCACAATGATGAATATGAGATATTACTCCACTAAAATAATCATAATTATTACTATGTCCACCTATTTGATGAACACTTGTTGTGTTCCAAGCTAAATCTTGGTTTTGTGAGGGTGCTGTATCTGTTGAATAAGCACCTACTGTTCGTTCATCAACACCATTTATATATACTCTAACTCTATCATTTGCAGTAGATTGAGTTGTATCAACTCTGATAACTAAATGATAATAACCAGATTTATCCCTAAACTTTCTATTAGTAATAAAATTAAAACCAGACTGATCATAAATTCTCATTGTTTCATCTGATTTAAGTATACATCTAAAATAACTACTAGAAGTCTGACCAATTAATTCTCTTGAGTCTCCACCTCCACCTTCAGTAAATGGGTGTCTACCTATTTTAAACCAAAGTGAAATTGTAAATGTTTTTCTATTACTTGCTGAACTTGGTGTTCTTGTTAATCTTGTATTAGCCATTAGTTAAATTGTCCTCCACCTGTTGCACCGAAGCTAGAAGTTAAACTAAAGTTTCTATCTGCTGTTTGACCTTCGGCATCTGTTATTCTAATTGTAAAGTTGTAAGTCGTAGCTGTCGTAGACGACCCACCAAAATCTGTTGTTGTAATTACACCTGTTGAGCTATTTAAAGTACAGTTAGCTTGTGATGCGTTTGTTAATACACTTGTTGTTTCTGAAAAAGTTATAG